CCGGAGGATGCTCTATGTCATCGACGTTGGCGTACATTCCCAAGAACTACAACGGAAATGCTGGAAGGTCTGTGGAACATGCTGTTTACATGGAGGCGTTTCCTACATGCATGTGGGTGTACCAGGCATGGGCGAACATGTACGGACAATCACAGGTAGACCTGTTCGGTTTGAAGTTCAACTCGCAGACCGACTTGCCCTTCATGAACAATGCCATGAATGGTGCGCAGAGGCTTGTAGGCTCGGCAACCAGACTGGATTTGCTTGGAATGGCGAACGATGCAGTTGACACCGTACAAGATCAGGTGAACGCCTTTGCATCCCTTTCAAAAGCCACCCGCACGCCAAACACGTCCAGGGGAGGGATGAACTCCACTACTTCGCTGGTGAACCTGGGAAGTTACACGGTGGGGTTCAGGAAATACACGTGCCGTCGTGAAATGGCGAAGCAGATAGACAACTACTACAGCATGTATGGTTATCTGGTTTCGGAAATAAAGGTTCCCAACGTTGTGGGCCGCAGGTCTTGGAACTACGTCAAAACGAACGGGTCTTCCGTGGTAGGCAAGGTTCCAGCCGGAACGCTGGCTCAGATAAACCGCCTGTTCGATCGAGGCATCACCTTCTGGCACGTGAACGACGTGGGCAACTACGCGCTTGACAATTCGATAGTCTGATGGAGGACATGCAATGCTTACCCCTGGAATGTACGAGGGATTCAGGCTTCCCGACGGCAGGGTGCCGAAGAAAGTCGCTGGAAACGCCGTCCAGCGTGAGAACGACTGGCTCAACGACGAGACGTATTTGTCCTACATGTGGCGTCTGTACGACCTGGCCGTTTCCGTGTTCGAGTGGAAGAACCTCCCGAAGGGCGTAAACGAGAGGATGGTGGAGCGGTGGCTTTTGGCGAACGGCATGTGCCTGTTCGTGTACGACGAGGCCATCAAGGAAGACCCCGAACAGCGCTCGCCAGATGGCTATGCCATGCTGAGAATGGTCATGGCTGGCCCCTTCGACATCTACAACGTTCCCAAGGAGCGTTGGGCGTACACGGTAGACCCCAACCATGCCACGATGAAGTTCGACATAACCAATTCGGTGATCTGCTTCAACGACAACATAGGCACCCCCACGTTCCTTCAACTCGACCTGTATGCCAAGATGCTGTGGCAGTGCGAACGCAGCGTGTACACCAACATAGCCCAGCAGAAGACGCCTCGCATCGTGAAGTGCAGCGAGAAGCAGCGCCTGTCCCTGCAGAACCTTTTCGCGCAGGTGGACGGGTTCATGCCCGTGTGCTGGGCAGACAAGGACTTGGACTTGACCGGCGTGGATGTTCTGGACACGGTTTCGCCCTACGTGGCCGACAAGATACAGGTGGTCAAGCACCAGATCTGGAACGAGGCGCTGACGTACCTGGGAATAGAGAACACCAACACGGACAAGAAGGAACGCATGGTGTCCCCCGAGGTGATGGGCAACATGGGAGATGTGGAGGCCCAGAGGTTCACGCGCCTGAACAGCAGGAAACAGTTCTGCAAGGAGGTGAACGAGATGTTCGGGCTGGACATCGACGTTGACTTCCGAAGCGGAATGTACATCAGGACTGACAAGGAGGGTACTGTGCCCGTCGGAGGAATGGAGAGCGGAACGGTTGACAAGGGAGGGAACACAGGGTATGGTGGAGGCAATCTCTGGCAGGCGCTCAAGGCGGCATTGAAGGGTGGAAGATGAGCAGGTACACGACACAGCTTAGATGGGTGGTGGAACAGGCCCTTGACGATATCGGCGCTCCGCACGAGGAATCCATGTGGGAGCGCGTGTATTCGGAAGTGGGACTTGCAGACTATCCGATATTCGAAGAAACCCACAGAAAGATTCTGAACGACAAGATCATACGGCACTACTACACGCGCGAGATAGGTGCCGAGACGGTTGCGAGATGGCGCATGTTCGTGAGAGACGCCATGCATCTGATCATGCCGTATTACAATCAGCTGTACGAATCCGAATTGCTTGCGCTTGGAATGGAGCCTTTGGGCGACCGCAACCTGTCCCACACGGAACATGCATGGGGAACGGCCGAGAACATGGGTTCTGGAACCACGGAATCGTCAACCGACACGCAGAACGTCTACCAGGACACGCCATCAAGCCAGATGATACCTGACCAGGTGAAGAGCCTGGAATACGCCACGAACGCGACGTTCGACACGGAAAGGGCCAACGGCAAGGCGTCGAACGAAAGCACGGGAAGCTACGACAACATGGTTCAGAGGGACGAGACGGGATATTCCCGGCCGCAGTCGGAACTTCTGAAGCTGTACCGCGAAACGTTCCTGAACATTGACAACGACATAGTGCATGACCGTGAATTGGCCCAATGCTTCATGACCATATGGTGAAAGGAGGGAACATGGCGACGAACGTAAGGATACCGCCTTTGAGGTTCTTCACGCAAAGGGTGCTTCCTGCGGTGTACACCGACGAACTGTCGTACTACGAAGTCCTGGCGAAGGTCGTCGACAAGCTGAACGAACTCATAGACGTGGTTGGCGACAGCGCCACCATCGAGCAGATTCAGCAGGTCATAAAGGACATAGAGAAGGAACTGTCCGCGTTGTACTTGTACGTTGACAAGGAAGTGCAGGGAGCCAAGGACTATTCGGACGACCAGAACGACATCCTGGAACAGTACCTCGTTTCCCTGATACTGGATGCGACCGTGGGAAAGGTGTTGGTGCAGTCCCAGACAGGGGGCGGAATATGCCCGCTGCAGGAGGAACTGGACAGACAATACGACTTCTTGAGGTATTATGCCTACAATGCGGGCAAGATGGATTCGTTCGAGAAGACCGCGCAGGAAATCGACGGCTACGATGCTACGGCATACACCGACGATCTGTACAACGCCGTTCTTCTGAACGGCAACAGCGACCTGCCTGTGCAGGATGGAAACTAAGGAGAGTGTCGACATGAGCGCTACCAACACAACGTCGTTCTTGCAGCTGCCGCTATTCACTGCGACGGACAAGCCAACATGGCTTGGGGACTTCAACGGCGCAATGTCCAAGATCGACACGGGCGTTGCGTCCAACAACAACAAAATAACGGAACAGACGGGACAGATCGCTGCCGTCCAGAAAATGGCGGAGAATGCAAGTGTTACGGCCAACACGGCGAGTTCCGTAGCTAAAAGCGCCACGCGAGATGCAGCAGCCGCGGCATCCGCAGCATCGAACGCCCAGCTAGACGCAACTCAGGCGCTTTCAAAGGCAAATTCGTTGGAAAGCCGGTTCGAACTGGTGAAGTTCGGGCAGGTAACACAGACGCTGATGACGCCATCCAGTGGGTTGACTATTCGGAATTCAGTGATCAATTACGCCCTCAATCAGGATGGGTCATACGGCAAGGTATACGGGCGCATACAGGCGACCACGCAGACCGGCGACAGCGGGCAGCGCGTGACGTTGAAAGCGGGCAGCATACCGTTCAAGAAACCGCCTTCGACCGTGAAGGTGACGTTCATAGGCATCACGTCATGCACGCGTGTTGGGCAGAACGACATAGACCGCATAGGCATTGCTGACATGTGGCTGGAACCCGATGGTTCGTGTAGCTTCTCTGCCATGTCCACACCGTGGACTGATGAATATGTCAATATAGACATATTTGCCATTCCTATCTATTTTAAGGACTTCGGAGACATGGGGGTGGAGGAACTGACTTCATTGATGAACGCACAGGAAGCGAAGTTTCTCGAGGCTGTTGGAAGCGTGTAATGGCCATGGCGGAAGTTCCAGACAGAGGAAACCCCAATTTCTTCACGCTTTTCAACGGAAGCCACGTGGCGGAACTGGTCGGTTCCGCCTCCACCTCGAACGTCTTCATGCTCACTTCGATGAACGCCGTGCAGTTCCTCGGGGACTGCACGGCGGGAGCAGATGGCAGGATGTGGGTTCTTCCAGAGGAATGCAGGCCGAAGAACCCCGTCCGCTTCATGTGCCCGATCGAGCCGACGGGCGACGTGCCCGGTGCGTCCTACGAAGTCGTGGTGGACGTGACGGCGGAAAGCAAGGCGGTGGAGGTCGTCACGGGAATCGCAACGGGGACTTCCAAGGCATTGACGGAGGCCACGCTGGCCACGGAAACGGCTAATGCTGCCGCGGGAGTGGAACTGGCCACGGAAACGGCTAATGCTGTCGCAGGAGTGAAACTGACCACCAAGTCTGTACCGGACCTGGTTTCCAGCCCGTCTGCCATGACGGGAGCCGGGCTGACTGCCGGACAGTACGACGGACTGGTTGGAACGCCCGCCCTTTCGTCGGCGACGATGACGGAAACTACGGCAAAGGTGCTGTCCAAAGCCTCCCTGCAAACCACTACGGCAGAGGTGCTGTCCAAAGCCTCGCTGCAAACGGAGGAAGGGGACTTCCTGGTTTCTGCGGCGGCGGTGTCCGGAAGCATGGAGGTTGCAGGCATGCCGAACGTGAAGAAGTCGGTCATAAAGGTTCCCGACACGCCGGGTTCGACGTTCGCCGTCGTGACGGTGATGCCTGACGGGACGATATCCGGAGAGCCGGGAGTTCTGCACTACACCAACGGGCACATGTTCAGCATATCGGACAACTGGTATTTGGAGGGATAGAATGGAATTCGTGGAAGAACCGCAGTTATGGGCAATGGGAATGGCGTGCGTCTTCATGTTGCTGGACGTCGTGTCGGGCTTCGTCGGAGCGTTGAGGAACCAGAACCTGAATTCAACCAAGATGCGGGATGGCATTTTCAACAAGAGCGCGCTTCTTATCGTGATGTTCGTTGCGTGGCTGGTTGAGTTCACCATGAAGAACGTGCCCGCTCTGGGATTCGACGCCCCCATATTGCTTCCCATATGTGTCATAATCATACTGATGGAGTTGACAAGCATCATGGAGAACGTGGCGAAGATAAGCCCGGCGCTTGCTGGCAGCAGGCTTTTGAAGTTCTTCGATTCGGAAAAGGAGGATTGAGGCATGGAAAGACCGAACGACCTGCCAAACCCGGAAAACTCGGTTTCTTTCGAAGACGTTGCGGAAGTGGAGGTGATCGACCATGGGGACGCCGAATGACGTGCTGCGCATCGCTGCCGGAGAGATAGGGTACTATGC